CCTTGAACTCTGCCGTGTACGTTTTAGTCTTTCTCTCTGCCATGGTCGTTGTCCTCCTCGTTTTCTGTAGGTTCTATTTTCCATGGCCGAGGAGAATGTGTCAACTAAAAGTATAACAGATCACATGATGATGATCCACAACCCTTTGACGGTCGCGATTGGCGATACGGAAGAGATGAAAAAGGCCATCGGCATGCTTTCTGAGGTCAAGGAGTCCATCATTACGGCATACGAGATCAAGACCGGGCTTTCCCGCGCCAAGCTGTCGAAGCTTATGGCCGCCGAAAGCTGGCTCTATGCCGGGGACGCCATCAAGCTGGGCTTCGCCGACGGCCTGATTGAGGGCGCGGCCACCTGCGGTGGTGCAGCCGCCTTCGGCGCGGCAACCGAAAACCAGATTTTCTCGCGCGCCGCCGTCACCAACTCCCTGCTGGATAAAATCCGGCCCCCGGCAGAAAAACAGCCCGGTATCCCTGTGCGGTCGCTGGAGCAGCGGCTTTCTTTAATTCTACACTAAATTTGAAAAGGAGTCAATCGAACATGAGCAAAATTTTGGAACTGCGCGAAAAGCGCGCACGGCTGTGGGAAACGGCCAAGGACTTCCTCGACAGCAAGCGCGGGGCCGACGGCCTCGTCAGCGCCGAGGACGCGGCGTCCTACGACAAGATGGAGGCCGACATGGTCGCCCTCGGCAAGGAGATCGAACGGCTGGAGCGCCAGGCCACCTATGATCTCGAAATGGCGAAAGCCACCAGCAACCCCATCACCGGCAACCCCGGCGCGGGCGGCGCGCCCGAAGAGAAAACTGGCCGGGCCAGCGCCGCCTACAACACGGCGTTTTGGGCCGCGCTGCGCCAGAAGCCCTACATCCACAACGACCTGAGCGTCGGCGTGGACACCGAGGGCGGCTACCTCGTCCCGGAGGAATTCGAGAAGCGGATCATCCGCGAACTGGACGAATTCAACATCGTGCGCAGCCTCGCCAAGGTGATCCAGACCGGCAGCGAGCGCAAAATCCCCTTGGCCGCCAGCTACCCCAGCGCCACGTGGACCGAGGAGGGCCAGGCCATCACCTTCAGCGACGCCAGCTTCGGGCAGGCCAGCCTCGGGGCCTACAAGATGGCTGTGGCCATCAAGGTCAGCAACGAGCTCCTCAACGACAGCGTGTTCAGCATCGAACAGTATGTCGCGGAGACTTTCGCCCGCGCGAGCGCCATCGCCGAGGAGCAGGCGTTCCTGGTAGGCGACGGCGTGAACAAGCCCACCGGCCTGCTCAACACCACGGGCGGCGGCACCCTCGCCGTCACGACCGCCAGCAGCACCGCCGTCACCTTCGACGAGGTGATCTCGCTGATTTACGCGCTGAAGTCCCCCTACCGGCGCGGCGCGTCCTTCGTCACCAACGACGCCACGGTCGCGCTGCTGCGCAAGCTCAAGGACGGGAACGGCATGTATCTGTGGCAGCCCAGCGTGCAGGCCGGGCAACCCGACCGCCTGCTGGGGTACCCGCTGCACACCTCGCCCTATGTGCCCCTTGTGGCGGCGGGTGCGGTCACCCTGGCGTTCGGCGACTACGCGCATTACTGGATCGCGGACCGGGGCGGGCGCGTGTTCAAGCGCCTCGACGAGCTCTTCGCCACCACAGACCAGACCGGCTTCATCGGCACGGCCCGCGTCGACGGCAAGGTGATCCTCCGCGAGGCGATCCAGCTGCTCCAAATGCGAAGTTAGGCAGGGGTGACGCGCATGCGCAAACCTGAAACGGCAGTGCTTTTGCTCTCCAAAGTAAAAGCCAACTTAATCCTGGAACACGACGCGGATGATGTCCTCCTGCTAGGCTTCATCCGCGCCGCGCTTTCCTATGCTGAAAGCTACCAGCACCGGGCGGTGGGGTATTATTCCAAGCACCCCCTGCCGCCGACCACTGAGCAGGCCCTGCTTATGTTGTCCAGCCATCTGTACGAGTCCCGCGACGGCAGCACGGCGGGCTTCTTCAATGATAATGTGCAGGCGGGGCGGCAGGCGTGGGATACTTGCAACATGCTGCTGCGGCTCGACCGGGCGTGGCAGGTTTGACCTGTTTTCATATGTATGGGCTAAGGAATCGCGGCGATGGGTTTGCCATGTTTGTGGCAGACCCGTCGCCGTTTTTCTGTCGGCTGCGGAAGGGATAGATGTGGAAATGACAAAACGTGAGACGGAACTGCGGCTGGTCGGCAAAATACTGGACGGCGAGGACGTGACAAGCAATATGGAGCGTCTATACGTGTCCCTGCGCCCCGTTTTTCATAGCGCCATCAATAAATACAAAAGGGAATGCGAGCGCGAGGATTTGATGCAGGAGATGTATTTTGCCTTATCGACCGCCGTCGAGCAGTACAGGGACCCGGAAACGCGGGCCAAATACAGCTTCCACCAGGTGCTGATGTCCAACGCCAACCACAAAGTCACTGCCTACCTGCTCTATCACTACAGGCAGTATACGGACGCGGACGGCAAAGCCCGGGCCTTCCAAACCCACTGTAACGCTTTGAGCCTGGACGTGAAAGCGTGGGACGGGCAGGACGCGCCTGACATCCTGGACCTCCTGCCCGCTGAAATGAGCACGGAAGAAGAATACTTTCGCGGGGAGGAGGAAAAGGAGCGGGAAGCGGCGGCGGCCGTTTTGTGGGCCGAGGTCGATCAGCTGCCACCCCCGCAGCGTGACGCCCTCATTGATTATTACAGGCTGGGGATCAGCAATGTGGAAAAGGCCGAAGCGACAGGGCAAAACTGCGTCAGGATTTCCGTGCAGAAGCAAAAGGGGCTGAAAAAGCTCAGGGAGAACCCCCGGATTCAGGAGATTGCCCCGGCATACTTCCCGTCGCTGGCCTATCGGGGAAGCTTGGGCTTTTTCAAGAGGAATGGGATGTCCTCGACGGAATATGTGGCGCTGGGCAACATGGAACGGGAGGAGCGCGGGATTACGAGTTCATACAAGCTGATTTCCCCCTCTTTTTTTGACGGGAGAACCAGCGCGGCCGTTGCCCGTTATACGGGCGTATCGCCCGGCGTCATTCAAAAGCTGAGGAACGAAGCCGGCGGGGTATACCGGGAAACCGCCGAAAAAATCGCGCGTTTCTATAACGTGCCATTTGGCGAGCTTTTTGAAATCTGCGTCGATAGGCCCGCGCCGGTAGGCGACCCCGCCAGGGGCTGGAAGGTCCCCAAGAGCTTCCGGCTCGCCGATCCGGACTTCTTCAGCGATTACAGCAGGGGCAAAATCGACCGCGAAAAAATACGTGAACTCGGCGCGAATATAGATGTGATCGACGAATCGGTGAAACGACTGCGCGGCGGGGGCAGGGCAAACACGAACATGGCGCGGCGGATCGCTCATATTTTCGACGTGCCATTTGAGCAATTTTTCGTGCCCGCCCACAACGATTATGGGGAAAACGGAGGTGTCGCGCAATGATGACCGGCATCCAGGCCCAGGCCATCCTCGAACTGCGCCGGCGGGGTTGTACTTATGCTGACATTGCGGCGCACGTTGGCGCTTCGGTCAACACCGTCAAATCCTACTGCCTGCGCAACGAGCGGACCCTGCGGGCCCTCGCCGCCAGGGAGATATGCCGACACTGCGGGGCGCCCATCGCCCAGCGGCCCGGTATGAAGCGGAGGTCTTTCTGCTCCGCTCCCTGCCGCGGCTCATGGTGGAAGGCCCACCGGGCCCTCATGGACCACCGCGTGGTGTACCGCTTCACCTGCCTGCGCTGCGGCGCGGCCTTCGAAGCCTACGACAGCGACCACCGCAAATACTGCTCCCGGCAGTGCTATCACGGGAAGGGGGAAGGTTGAAAATGACGCCCAGCTATTTTCAACCTTTCAAGTTTTGTGCTTCGAAAAAAACTTGAAAAGGATGGATTTTTATCATGACGCATGAACAATTCCGGCGCGAAGTCGACTATGGCGCCGCCATGGCAATCGCCGGGGAAATGCGGGCGCGCGGACTCGTAACCCCGGAAGAGTACGACAAGATGGATGCGCTATTTACCCAAATGCACCGGCCTTGTATAGGGCGTATTTCTCCGTTATATGATCGCGGTACGACTTGATTTTTTTCAACGGGTATGGCAATATGGTGGCGGAAGGAGGGATTCCCTTGAAAGTTACCAAGATGCAAGCCGCGGCGCCCCATAAAATGACCCGCAAACGCGCCGCCGGCTATGCCCGCGTCTCCTCCGGCAAGGACGCCATGCTCGCGTCCCTGTCGGCCCAGGTCGCCTACTACAGCCAGAAAATCCAGGCGAACCCCAAATGGCTGTACTGCGGCGTATATGCCGACGAGGACTACACCGGCACCAAGGACGCCCGGCCCGAATTCCAGCGCCTGCTGGCCGACTGCCGCGCCGGGAAGATCGACGTCGTGCTGACGAAAAGCATCAGCAGGATGGCCCGGAACACGGTGACTCTGCTGGAAACCCTGCGGGAGTTCCGCGAGTTGGGTGTGGCAGTGTTCTTTGAGCGCGAGGGCCTCTGGTCCAATGGCGGGGATGGTGAGTTGCTGCTCACCATCCTCGCGTCATATGCGCAGGAAGAGAGCCGGTCCGCCTCCGAGAACTGTATCTGGCGCATCCGCAAGCAGTTTGCCGAGGGGAAGCCCACACCCTGCAAGGTCTACGGCTACAGGCAGGAGGCTGACACCTTCACCATTATACCCGAAGAGGCCGCTGTGGTCAAGCAAATGTTCGCCGATTACCTCAGCGGCATGGGCGCCCTGGCGATCCAGAAAAAGTTGCTGGAGCAGGGCACGAAGTTCTCCATCAACGCCCTGCGGCAGATGCTGCGAAACGAGAAATACCGGGGCGATTTGCTTTTGCAAAAGAGCTACACCAGGGACCACCTTTCGAAGCGCCGCGTAAAAAACACCGGCCAGCTTCCCATGTACCTGGTGGAAAACAACCATCCCGCCATCGTCGACCGGGCCGCCTTCGACGCGGTCCAGGCAGAGGTTGCCCGGCGCGCGGCGCAACACCGCCCAGTCCCGGCGCCCAAGGAGGGCTACGCTTTTTCCGGTCTGATCCGCTGCGGGATCTGCGGGGCCGCCTACCGGCACAAAATCGCGGGTGCGGCCGCGAAGTATAAAAAGTCCGTGTGGATATGCAGCACCTTCAACAGCCTCGGCAAAGCTCACTGCCTTTCGCAGATGATCCCGGAGGATATCCTGCGGGCCAAGGTCGCTGAGGCCGGGGGCATGGAGAGCCTACGGGAGATCATCGTGCCGGGGCCGTTTTCTCTTTCTATTATATATATAGGGACAGACGGGGATCGGCAGGTGAATTTGACATGGCGGCACCCCTCGCGGCGGGATAGCTGGACGGATGAAATGAAGCAGGCTGCCCGGGAGAAAAGTTTAGGGAGGGTTTCAGAATGACGGTAACGACAAGAACGGTTACGAAGATTCAGCCGATGGTCACGCCCATCGCGCATGCCCCGGCGCAAAAGCAAAAGCGCCGCACGGCGGGCTATGGGCGCGTCAGCACCAACGAAGAGGAGCAGCAGAATTCCTACGAGGCCCAGGTGGATTACTACACAAAAATGATCCAGGCCAACCCGGAGTGGGAATTCGCCGGCGTGTTCGCGGACGAGGGTATCTCCGGGACCTCCACCAAGGGCCGAGAGCAGTTCAACCAGATGGTCGACGCCGCCCTTGCCGGGGACATTCAATTGATCATTACGAAATCAGTTTCTCGCTTTGCCCGAAACACCGTCGACAGCCTCCAGACCATCCGTAAATTGAAGGAGGCCGGCTGCGAGGTTTTCTTCGAGAAGGAGCAGATCTGGTCCTTCGACGGCAAGGGTGAGTTGCTGCTGACTATTATGTCCAGCATAGCGCAGGAAGAATCGAGGTCAATTTCGGAGAACGTCACGTGGGGCAAACGGCGCGCCTTCGAGGCGGGCAAGGTGAGCCTGCCCTACAAGCGTTTCCTGGGCTACGAAAAGGGCGAGGACGGCAGGCCGCGGATCGTGGAGTCCGAGGCTGCCGTGGTGCGCCTGATTTACAGGCTGTTCCTGCAGGGCAAAACGGTCAACTACATCGCCCGGCACCTCACGGCCCAGGGTATCCTCACGCCCGGCGGCAAGGAGACCTGGTCCGTCAGCACCGTGCGCAGCATCCTGCTTTCGGAGAAATACAAGGGCGAGGCGATCCTTCAAAAACGCTACACTGTTAATTTCCTGGAGCACAAAATGAAGCGCAACGAGGGCGAGCTTCCGAGCTTTCACGTGGAGAACAGCCATCCCGCCATCGTGACAGCCGAGCAGTTCGACCTTGTGCAGGCCGAATGGGAGCGCCGCCAGCGCGGCGGCAACCAGCGGCAGAGCGGCATTTCCCCCTTCAGCAGCAAGCTGGTCTGCGAATCCTGCGGTGCCTTCCTCGGCCCGAAAACATGGCACAGCACCTCGCCCTACCGCCGCGTCATTTGGCAGTGCAATCAGAAATATACCGGGGACGCGGTGTGCGAAACGGGTCACGTCACTGAGGAGGAAGTGCGCGCGGCTTTCGTCGCAGCCTTCAACACCCTCGTTTCTGACCGCGCCGCCCTGCTGGAGCGGCACCGGGCCTTCATGGGGGAGGTCACCGATACCTCTGTGCTGGATCGCCGCATTGCCAAGCACACCGAGGAATGCGAGGTCGTGGCCGAGTTGATCCGCAAGGCCGTCGAGGAAAACGCCCGCGTCGCCCAGGATCAGGACGAGTATGAAGCCCGGCACAACGCCCTGGTCACGCGCTACGAGGCCGCCAAGGCAAAGGCCGACGAAGCCCAGGCCGAAAAACGGCAGCGGGAGTTGCACAGGGCGCAGGCGGCGGCCTTCTTCGCCGAGGTCGAGGACAGGACGGACTTCCTGGCCGGGTTCGACGAGCAGCTTTGGAATTGCACCGTGGAGAGCATGACTGTCCTTATCGGCGGCGGGTTCCGGGTGCGGTTCAAGGACGGGATGGAGGTTGAGGTGCCCGCCAAGTAGGCTGTCTATGTGCCACTGGCAAGGGGTTATAATTGAACAACGCGGCCCCGGCAGCGATGCCGGGGCATATTTTATCTTTGGGAGGAATTCGTTATGAAACAATGGAGCTACGTTCGCGTGTCAAGCGATTCGCAGCGGGAAGATAGGCAGATGATCGCAATGGAGAAGCTCGGCATCCCGAGGGAGAACATATTCGTCGACAAGGCCAGCGGGAAGGACTTTCAGCGCCCCGCCTACCAGCAAATGCTGCGCAGGCTTAAAAAGGGCGATACGCTTTTCCTGGTTTCTTTGGACCGGCTGGGTCGCTCGTATTCCGAGATACAGAATCAATGGCGCGTTTTGACCAAGGAAATCGGCGTGGATGTGGTTATTTTGGATCAGGCTTTGCTCGACACTCGCATCCACAAAGACCTCATGGGCACGTTCATCGCGGACCTGATTATGTCCCTGTTGTCACTCTTCGCCGAGCAAGAACGTACTTTCATACGCGCTCGTCAAGCCGCCGGAGTAGAGGCTGCCAAGGCGCGTGGCGTCCGTTTTGGCCGCCCCTGTGCCGAACTCCCGGAGAACTTCGGCGACCTGGTGACCCGTTGGGAGCGAGGGAGCCTGCCCCTGGAGGATATCCTGGAGCAGTGCGGGGTGTCGCGGTCCACATTTTACAAGTATTTGGCGCAGTATAAGCTGCTGCATCCGGGCGGGGCATAGTGCCCCGTCCGTAAACGTGTACTTGAACGAAACCGCTACGCGGTGGTCCCTAAGGGGAAAGCGTGTGCGCAACCGAAACCGGGGCCAACCTCACTTGCAAAAAACAGCAGCCTCCGATACAAT